CCAGTCTCTTTGTTGAAGCCGACAACAAGTATTTGTTTCTCATCAAACACTGACGCTTTGAAAATCCAACTCCCTCTCATCGCAGTCATATACGATAAGAGATTTTTGCTGATTGTTACACGTTTGGTTTTATTGTTCATACACTTATTTATTGTGTGTATGAATTGGGGGAGTTTCCTCCCCCATTTTTCACTTTTTAGGTGGGTTTCCGTTTACCCAGTCCCAATCATCATCCGTCATTGGGATCCAGTTATTCATTTCATTCTCTCTGCTTTTGCTTTGCGCACCGCAGAGACAGTTTCTTGAGTAAACTCGATCCAAGTGTAGATAACATTTTTACAGAAGTTCAGAAATTTCATTTTTCTCTCCCTCAGTAAGTAGCTTCTTCTCACTGCGAGATCTTACTTCGATTTTCTTTGGCTTCTTTGTTTCAGGAATCAAACGCTCTAAAACAATTTTAAGCATGCCATTGAGAATCTCAGCATCACGAACTTCAACTTCATCATTCAATACGAACGCACGAGTGAACGCACGATTGGCGATACCTTTGAATAGGAAGTTATCTTCTGGTTCTGTGGTTTTAACATTACCACGAACAACCAACTTACCATCAGCCATTTCAATATCAATGTCTTGTTGACCAAAACCAGCTACAGCAATTTCAATTGTGTAGTGATTGTCATCAACTTTCTTGATGTTGTATGGAGGATAGTTGGGGATATTTTTGGTTACATCTTCATGTAGTTTTTGAAGACGAGCGAACTGGTCATCAAAACCAACAAAGAATTTGTCCAAGTCTTTAGTGCCCCAAAATGTGGGGATAAAATCATGACCCATATTAATCTCCTTATTGTTTAGCGAATGCTTTTTTTGCATCGAATACGTAAGCTGAAAGACCAAGAGACGAATAGAAGTCTACATGTGCTTTAGCTACATTCTTAGCAAAAGAAGATTGTGCTGCAATAAATTGATTGAGGGGTTTTTTGAGTTCTTCGTTTTTGACGTAGGTCTCAACGAATTTAGTTTTGACATCTTGGAAAGTGTCGATGGCTGTATTAATGTTTTGTAACATTGTTTTCTCCTATTAAGCGAGTTGATTAAAAAATTGATACCCCGAAGGCATATCATCCAGCTTACCTTATACTGGTTCGAACTTTCGTGTCGAAGGTGTAATTACACGGACGCCTTATGCCGTAGCAACGAACGGATCCTAAGGTGGATTCTTAAATTAGTGGGGGTTCTTGTCTGGTTTCCCCCAACCAGTTCCTAGAGTACTACGTCGCGATAGGACTAGGCTCCATCTTTGACGTTCCCATCCCTGGGACATTTTTATTTATATCATTAAATCTTCTTAGAGCAAGTTCTCTTGCTAAAAAAAGTCTTAATTTTACATAGTCACTAAGATCTTCTGACTTCTCACATTTAATAAGTTCGGGACGACGATATCCAACATGCGCATCAGCGTAGTCAACACCATCGCCCTCATCCTCATCAAAGGTATAATTACTTAGTAACTGGAGCTGCCTTTTTTGTGTCCGCTGTAGGAGCACTTTTGGTGGCTGCAGCTTTTTTAGCTGCGTCCTTTTCTTTCTTCTCATCTACCTTTTTATCAACAGAGGCTGCTGCCTTTTTCTGTGTTTCAGGTGATGCGTGTTTTAGACCTTCTTCTTTTTTCGCAGCTGGTTTCTTTGCTGGCTCAGCTTTCTTTTCTGCTGGAGCAGTTACAGGTGCTTTTGGTTCAGGTGCTTTAGCAGGTTGTGCTACAACTGCTGTTGACAATACTGTTGCTGCTACTAAGATAATTGATTTCATGATTGTTCCTTCGATTCAGTTTTTGGATTTTGCGCTTCTTGGATGGCTTGCCACTGCGGAACTGCTTGTGTTCGAATTTGCATAATCAATTCGTTCACTTTGACAAATGGTTGATCCCCAAGCGCACCGAGAATCAAATCAACTTGATCAGGAACAAGTTCCAGTTTAATAATTTTTTCCATAATTTTATACCTTCCATATAATATAACGCTCGGAGGAGCACTTTGGTTTACTTAGTTTTAGATTTTTTTCCGATATTATATTTCGGAACGAGTTCCCACTCATCTTTCTCTTTGAAGGATAATACCTTAATCTGAGAAAGGGATGCTTGTTGTTCGACTTCAACTGGTTTCAAAACTTTCAGAAGTCCCCAGTCTTGTAGTAGAACAGCCACAGTATTTCTTCGTTCAACATCATTGTTTGTTAGATTAGATTCTTTACCATCTAACGCAAACAGTTCTTTGAAGTGAACAATGAAGTATCTTCCTTGCTTATGTAAGATGTGACAAGATTGGTATAGTTTGTGTTCTTTGCGCGATGCGATACCGATCCGTGTCAATGTCTCTTTTACTTTTAGGAAGTTGTCTGGTTCAGGAAGTGTCACCTCGAGCATACTTTCTGGTGTCCAATCGTAGTACACAGTCTCAACAGTCATGTTTTTCCACCTTTTTCCAATTTCTTTTTTATCATGGCCAACTGCTCATCTGTTAAGATGGATAACGCAGTCATTGCTTTTTGTTTACTATAATCATAGTATTGCATAACCAATTCCAAGTCTTCACTTTTCGTGGTCTTTTCAGCCCACTTACTGTATCGTCTCTTCTTGGTAATACTATTTAGCAAATACGAAAATTGCCAATCCCTTGGAATCCAGGGGTGTCGGTTCATCTCGTTGGCATGTAATACGGTGTCATGAAAGTACGCTAAACCACGATTGATAATGAATGCTTTATAATCCTTCTCAGCCTGTGGTTCCTTAATAATCTCCTTATCTTTAGTCTCAGAAATCGCTTTGATAAAGTCAAATGGGGTCATGTTTCACCTCACTTGAATTTACAACTAGCCATAATCTCCGTGAGAGCAGCAACATTATTAACTTCAATATCGGCTACAAATGCTGCTTTGTATTGATAATCTGCTAAAATTAAAACCAACTGTGGGATAGAAGCACCCTCAAGAAAGTCTGTCGCTGTGTCATAAAGACGTCTAAACAATACAGATGTTTCAATGTCGTTGTTTTTGGCAACCCAAAGTCTGGCTTTAGAGAAATCCTTTTCCTTGAGATAACCAACCAACTCCTTCATCGATTCATCTGACATGCTTGCTAAAATGCCTGTGTCGATTTTACCCCCAACACTATAACGCTGAAGTTCATTAAGAACCCTACGAAAATCTGGGAAAAAAGTCTCAACAACTTTAGCGACTACTTTGTTATCATATGTAACATTCTCAAATCCAAGAACATCAACAACCCTACGATAGAAAGCTGCTGCGATCTTAGGTTTGTCTTTGCTCTCGATTCTAAATTCTACGACTGCGCATCGAGAATGGAGTGGGGCGATGATTCTGTTTTTAAAATTGCAAGTGAGGATGAATCGACAGTTGTTAGAGAACTCTTCGATAAAAGCACGCAAAGCTGCTTGTGTATCTGGGGTGAGGTAATCGGCTTCGTCAAGGATGACGACTTTTGTCCCTCCTGAGACGAGACTAACAGACGAGGCAAACTGCTTGATTTTGTGGCGTAGTACATCGATTCCTCTTTCTTCAGATCCATTGATAAACAAATAATCAGCACCAAGTTCATTACAAAGTGCACGTGCCACTGTAGTTTTACCTACACCAGCAGTTCCCGAAAAGATAAAATTTGGGAGTTGACCTTCCGCAATATATTGTTTGAATGTATGCTTTACCTGTTCTGGTAAAATACATTCCTCAATAGTTTTTGGACGATACTTCTCGCACCATAAAAATTCATCACGACTCATAATATACCTTTACTCAAAAAACGATTCTAGTGACTGAGATGCTTCATGTTTAATAGCCATCTCAACCTGTTCAAGTTCCCAATCTGTCATCCAAGGTTTTCCCTCATCAGAATTCTTTTGTCGTGCTGTGTGGACATCGCAAGTCCAAGATCTCATATCAACTTCACGAATGTCGGAATCTTTTACTTCTTGTTTACCACTCTTCACATAACAATGAGTTATTGGAACCTCTTTCCAAACAACAGGTGAGGAGTAATCCCCATCTCGCTCGAATGCCCATGCGAAGCGAGTGGCGATATATTCCTCTTCAACAAATTCTCCAACAAACCAATCAAATACCATTCTTGTTCTGCGTGCATGGGGCACTTTTCTACAAAGGATTTGGTTTTTCATAATATAAACTCCGAGATTATTCTGAAGTGGAATCAGATTCAACAGCGATGTAGTAGATTAGATTGCTAGATGTTGCTTTGAAACGTGAGATCTTCATTTTCGCAATAGAAACATTATACGCACCAGCAACCATCTTGAAGTTTTCAATCTTCATATTTGCTTGGAATGTTTTGTCTG